CTCAGGATCTCGTGCAGGTATTTGTTGCAAATTGGGGTTACTTGAACTAAAACGACCTGTAACAGTACCACCACCGTCAGATCTAAGGGAGTGAAAATCACAATGTATTCTACCGTTATAAGAATGTTCAAGAATTGTATCAACAAATGTCGTATTAGCTTTGTTTATTTCTCTAATTTTTATAATCTTTTGTGCGATTGGATGAGGATTATTCGCAAGAAATTGTTTTGTAAACATGGGAGCCCCGGACTTCTCTGTGCGAGAGTACGGAAGACCCACAGCGTCAAAGACTTTTGCTACAGATGTGGCGACCCAAGGTTCAACCGTAACACCAGTCTCTTTGACTATCTCCTCTATAAGTGACTTTTCTAACTTAGCTAATTGTTTTTTAGTTTCTTGTGCTTTGTCTACATCAACACGGACACCCTTTGTTTTCATCTCAAAAAGCACTGGAAGTAAATCTGTTTCTAATTGAAAAATACTTGTGCACTCTTGTTGATTTATCTTTTTATTTAAATTTTCCCAAAGTTTTAAAGTTATCAAAGCATCTTGTTCGGCATACTTCCCAACATATCTAGGAGGCAGTTGCCACATACCAGACTTGGGATCAACACCAAATTCGTCTGCAGCAGACTTTAGTAGTTTCTCATCTTTGTATTCTCCAAGATAATCACGAGCAAGAGAGTTAAGATTATACCACTTTCTATTCTCATCTAGTAAAGGAGCAGCTATCATAGTGTCTATAATTTTTCCCTCTACTTCTATACCATCGGCTCGTAACCAACCTAAATCATACAATGCATTGTGAAACACTTTAGTTATAGTTTTATCTGCACAAAGTTTTTTTAACCAACCATACACAGCATTCTTTGGCATGTTACCGACCTTATGACCTGTTGGAAAATACCAAGCACTATCTCCCGCCCCAACTGCTATACCTATTATGTGTCCATCTTTTCTTGTCCACCCAGGCCCAAGAGTTAGAAGATTTGTATCCTTGGTTTCTAAGTCTATGGATATTGTTTTGAATTGAGATAGATCTGGGAGTGTTTGAGGTGGTTCCCAATCTGAATCCACATTCCCCCAAGACACATCTTTGATATCTTGATCTAGTAAATGATATTGATTATGATTTGTCATTTATAATTTCTCCACCTAAAGCTGCATAGCCAATAACATCTGTCCACGAGTCATCTTTTGAAATGTCCTCGGCAAGACGAGCTACCTTGACTCCTATCATACAAGCCACAACTTCTTCTGGAGTGATTGCACCATTTAATTTTTTATCTAACAGTATAGTCCATATATCTGCTATACGTTGATGATTCTTTTTAGCAGGTCCATACTCTTTGGCTCTCTGTCCATTGATTAATTTCTCTGCTTCTCTTAAAAAAAATTCTCTGTCTTTTTTCATATGTTAAACCTATGTAATGCATTTGATTCGATTAAGTGCAATGTTTTTTTAGCACGAGTTGCTCCCACATAAAAAGTTCTTATCTCAGAATCTTGATCTAAGCTTTCTACACAGGCTTTGGTTGAGTCAAGAAGTAGAGCTACGTTATCCGCCTCTCCACCTTTTGCTTTGTGAATTGTCGATATCCGAATCCTCGGAGTCCCTGTCAAAATTCTCTCCCCTCGTCTCCTCACTGACATTATATATGCAGTCTCTTGATCCGATACTTTCAAGACTTTCTGCCACGGAGTTTCGTGTGATGCGTTCAAACTGCATTTCTCTATGATGTCGTTTAGAGTATAAGTTTGTTCTGCATCTAGGGAGGACATCAACTTTCTTCCAGATCTCGATATAACATTCGGGCTCAGTATCTTGGAGAAGTTTTTCAGTTCTACTGTAGACAAGCTTTGGTTTTTGCATAGTTTAAGCCATACCTCTATTCCGTTAATAACATTTGGGGAAATAGACCAACCAGTGCCCTCTCTCCAATAGAGATATCCGTCCTCTTTAAGACGATTACATACTTTGTTTGTGATGTAATTAGTTCTCGCAAGTACCAACCATTCGCCACTAGTTAAGTCTACATCTAGTATATCTCGATGCCATGTTATCGTGCCATCTTTTTTGGTGGGTTGCCAATTCTTCGTTTGTCTGGTAGAGACCTTTTTTATAAGATTCTGTGAGAAATCATGCACGGCACTCGGTACACGAAACGATTTTGTTAAGAATAATTTATCATCACATGAATTTAAAAAGTCAGAAACTTTTACACCCATCCAAGTATAGATAGCTTGATCATCATCTCCCGCGTAATAAACTCTTTTAGAATTAGGAACTAAAACTTCTTTTACCATTCTCCATTGCAGAGGTGCTAGATCTTGTGCCTCATCTATAATAAGTAAATCAAACTTAGGAGACGTTCCTTGCTCTATAAATTTTTCTATCATATCAACAAAGTCTAGTTTGTTCTTCGCTTTTTTATAATCACGATATCCATTATCTAATACTTTTAATTGTTGCCAATGTAATGTGCTATCCCAAGCATCGTTGAACTGTTGCTCGAGAGATACTTCTCTTACTCTAGCCATCTGTACAAGAGACATATACTTGTCTCCACCAGCTCCTATTTGAAATAAAGGTCCCTCTTCTAAACTAACAGTAGGAGCAGATCTAAATTCTAGTCCTACAAGTTTACCAAGATCGTGATAGTCAGACCCTTTGAATACTTTCTTTGTATCCAGTCCTAACCATGTAAATGCAAGTGAGTGTAATGTTCTAAAGTAAAGCATTTGTTTTACATCTAGACCAAGTTCAATAGCAGATCTATCTCTAGCTTCAGTTGCCGCCTTACGGCTAAATGACATGAAGGCAATCTTTGTGGGATCCATCCCTTCTTTCAAAGATTTTTTAATTATGTCAATTAAAGTCGTTGTTTTGCCTGTCCCAGGTGGCCCAAAAATTGCTGTTTCCATCATTCTTTTTCTTTCAACATACATGCACCCTTTGCATATATCTTTACTGCCTCTGGATGTATTTTCCACAACTCTTCAACGACATAATCTTCTATAAGTTTCTTGTCTCTGTTGCATTCTTCCATGTCTTTAAAAACTACTCCAGGATTCCAAAAGCTACACTTTCCTTTACCACCTTTGTATCTGCATTCCTCAACTAAAATTGTGCAAAAAGCTATTAATACTTCCATTAGAACGGTGACTCCCCTGCTTCTATTTGTACATTATTTACTTCTACTTCTGATGTGAATTCTGGAATACTCCAAACTCTAACAGACTTCCAAGTACCTGATGATGTCTTAAAATTTTTTATAGAGGAAGAATCTCCATTATTTATTTCTTTCAATCTTTCTTGAACTTGTGCTCTTGTGTAGTTATCAAACTTCTTCTGTCGCATAAACTCCATGAGAGATTCAAGTCTAAAGTATGTCTTGCTCTCTTCTGCCTCTGTGTAGGGTTTACCCAACATAACCTCTTCAAAAGTTTGTGCTTGTACCCTACCTGTGCAATATGTTTCTAGCAAAGAGATGAACTGTCCTTTATATGTAAGTTCTTCGGGTACATTTATTTCGTTACAATTTTCTAATAAAGTATTTATTTGTTCTTCCCACAAACTATCTTTTAATTTAGGAGGCATGAAGTTTAATTGTTCCATACATGCTCTTTGAAATAGTCTTGGAGTTTGTAATTCATCTGTCGTTAGTTCTAATCTTCTCCCACCTATATCCACGAACCATAGTCTAGGCTCGGATAAGATAACAGACAATCCACTGATGGTAGGCATAGATCCAACACCAATGCCATGCTTTAAACTTCTACATACACCTTGATTACAATGAGAAGACATTGGCTCTTCTTTACAAAGATACTGATATTCTTTTTTCTCTAATGTATTTTGTATTGCAACAACTTCTTGTGCCGATAAAGGAGGTGTAAAATCTCTTGCATTATGCTCTTCTAATTTAGACTTCCAATCTTGAGGGAAGGCTCTTTGTAAAAAAACTCCAAGATGAAATGCAGTTCTGTTTCTGCCACCTTCGTGTATGCCCATTGATAGCAGTGAACGTAAACACGGAACATAATTAGGATAAAGTTCTACCTTACCACCAATAGGTATCTCTAAGAAATCTTTCGGTTTGGTTTTGACTTTTTGTATCTCTTCAATGAACTCTTGTAGAGTTGCATCTTTGTACGTTCCTTCTGTTTTAATGATCGCATAGCGGAAAGTTTGGCTCGAGTCAAAATACGGCAAATTAATGAAGTTACCCACATCGCCCCGCTCGACAAGAACTTGTTCTTGCTTTGGGAATATTTCACACCTGCCGTGCCCAAGAGCAGCAGATATTTCAGCAGCCTTGTCTCTAAAA